TGTTCAATGAGTCGCATCGGGTTGCTCCGTTTGGTATGCATATATTATGGCATACAAGGCCTAACCTGTCAACAGGGCGTTAACAGGCCAGACAGATGTTTTGAGAATCATTATCATTATCGTTATTTGATACTGATACGTATTCGTATCGCATAACATAACACGTGTAATCCTGTCGCTATCTAACGTTAACCCGCTCGCGCTACGCGCTCGCTCTCCCCGCATGATTAACACGGGAGAATATATTCACACCTGATGATTAGCGCGGCGGAGTGAGCGTAGCGAGCGGAGCCAGTTAGTATTAATTAGCGGCAGGATTGCACAGCATAAATAATATTTTTACAGGGCCAACCGAGTAAGTAAACAATTTATAAACTGGCACACCATCAGTAGTGCTTATGTTACAACCAGTTAAGAAACTGGCACAAGACACCCCATATGGGGGTTTTTTGTGTGACTGTGGCTGTTAACTAGGGCTGACAAATTTTTATCATTTTTCTACGAGGTAATCGCTCGCACTTCGTGCTCGCTCGGCCACATTGCCTCTGCAACAAGAGGGAAATGAGTACGTATCAACCCGTGAACGCCAGTTGCAACCAATTGATGTTCAAGTTGAGTCCCGTTAGCGCATCTTAGCGCAGTATAATGCAGCCAAGAGCGTAAAGTACCGTTCATATAGAGTTTAGTAGGTGTAGAGAGTGGAAGAACATCTCTTGCACATTCTTTAGCGACACCAGCGGCTAACATTTCTTTATAAAGGGCTAAAGATTGATCAAATAGGTCTTGAGTACGAATTTGGAACTCTTGTTGAGTAAATTCATTAAGATCATCAATACTATTTTGTCTATTTGTTGTATCTTGGCGTCTAAAGTTAGGGAGAGCTGGTGTTTTAACGACTTGAGCGTACCTTTGACTAAATTCTTGAAAACTAAAAGATCTATGTCTTAAGATTTGACTAGCAACACTTCTGGTAGTGTCAATCTGTACACACATATTAACCATTTCAAAGGGGGACCAATGATTATGTTTAATAAGATATTTAATTAATTTAATACAATCAGGATTATCTTGATTATCTGGGTTAGATACTCTAGCCATATAAGCTATCAATTGTTCAGCATCAGGAGTGACATGAACTAACTCTACATTATGCATACAGTAGTATAAGTTGTGGTGGGATTAATGTTTTGTGATGGGATGTTTAATAAGTTCTCACGGGATTCATCTTATTAAAGGATGTGTTTTTAAAGAATGAAGAAGAGGGAGATGTTTGTCTTTTGTGTCCTCACGCTTCATTAAGAAAAGAGGAGGAATGAGAGCTTGTCTCGAATTCCTCCCTTTCGGGGAGTCGGGTCCACCCTTCCCTTCCCCCCTATACATGTGGGGTTAAGTTAAACCCAGGTAGGGACTGAGTTTTTAGAGTTACCCCTGGCTTGTTGTCGCTGGTCTAAATTCATACCAAAAACCATATGATTAGCAGAAGCTTGTGGGTCATCAATCATTTCTTCAATCATTGAATTCCACTCATCACGTTTACGATTTTTAATAGCTTCTAGAGCAGAGATACCGAGGGCATCTGTATAATATTGTACACCTTGAGCTAACGCATCTATTCTATCATCATGACGGATTGCACCTTTTTCACGACACATCCTTGACATTTGATAGAATAACATATAAAGAAGACGTTCTTCGGGTGCAGCTTGTGGATTAGATTTAAAGTCCCATTCTATAACAGACCGGTCGATAACGAGTCGGTGTTGATTAAGGACGGGTTCAAGGGAATCGATGATTCGATCTTCTTTTCTAACATTTGCTCGGACTTCTTCAATATCAATTGCTTGCTTTGTTTGTTGAAGATGTTTGCGGAACAACTCGCTAACAATGCCGTCACCAAAATTAGTTTCAATGAGGAGCTTAGAAACGCCATACTTTTTACAACCTTTTAGAATATCGAGTAATGTATTGTCGCTGTATCCGTCCCTGTAAGCACGCATGTCGTGCAAGTACAGAAAACCATTGCGTTGAGAGAGATAAGCTGCTGCCGTTTCATCCGATCCACGACCCGACGGGTCAACACTGCAGATTGTTTCTTGGTAAGGGTCCCATGTTCCCTGTAACTGCATTGGAGAGTAGAAATAATCTCCAGGGAGTCCAACAATGGGGAGGTCTTTGATAACGTTTTGTGGATCGGAACACCAAACGATGGATTCGGGAGCAGTAGAGGGGTTAACGCTAGTGACGATAAGGTCAGAGCATTTAAGAGGAAATTTTTCAGCATCAGATAAGCTTGTGTCTAACATGAACTGCAACATAAAGTTGCTGCGACCCATTGACGCTTCACGTTCAATCAGGTCTTCATTATCAAATCTATCATCAGTTACTTCCCATTTCTCTGCACCACCATCTATATCTTCTACCAGTTGAGGCGCTAGAAGGCCTTCGTATTGTGAAACCTTCCTAGGATACCTAGCAGGCCAAACAAAGGGCTTGTAGCTCCTCTCAGCTAGCTTACGATAGACAGTAAATGTTGTCTGAGGTGTACCCAGAAACATAATACGTGAATCTGGTTTAGGAGTAAGGATAGATTCAGCTTCAGTACATAATTGTAGAAGCTTCTCCCTCATAAATTCTGTCATTGAGTTACCAGGAACTTCAATGTCGTCAAGGATCATTAAATCAGCGCGACTACCGGTAAGCTGACCAGTAATACCGACTGATTTAACAGAAGGAGCTTGGTGAGGGGAACAAGCCACATCAAATGAGATACGACTCCAACGGGAGTCATCAGATTTAGGGCGCAAATGCACCAACCATGGTGTTTCAATGATTAATTTCTGTAGGAAGATTGACATGTTATCTGCTCGTTCTTTAGAAGCAGATATAATCATTATTTTCTTTTCGGGGTTATTAAATAAAGTCCAAAGAACAAAAGCACCAGTAATCCAGCTCTTACCAACTCCCCTAAATGCTTGGATCTGTAAACGCTTTGGACCGTGTTGAAGGTAATCAGCAATTGCATATTGAGCACGTGTAGGGTTTGGTAGTTCTAATTCACTCCATAATGCTTGTAGGAATAGCTTAAAATCGTCTTTAAGGAGGTCTAAAGTGTTCATATGTAGAATCTAGCGTGTAGGGGGTAGGGAGGGCTTACAGGCCCAATGGTGAAGCCATACGAATAGCGCCGCCGAAGAAACTCATAACTTGTTTACCAGCGTATTCTAATTCGTTAAGTGGGTCTTTAATAATTTTATCAGCTACAGTAGGGTTAGCTTGACGTTCCAGAATAGCTTGATGTTGAGCAGGAGCATCGGTTAGAGTACCACTAGCAGCAGGTTGACTATCAAGACCAACTTCACTAACAGCTTCATCGAGTAAAGTACCACCAGCACCAACTAAATCACCAGCTAAAGCTTGTCCACCCGCAACATAGGTTGCAACTCCAAGACCAATTAAAGGTATAGCCCTAGCACCCCTAAACTTTACACTACCTTTGTCAAAATTAAGATCATTAGTTTTACCACCATCAATACGACGCATTACTTGATCAGTCTGTTTTTGTGTAAGTTCTGGTCCTTGTAATTGAATTGAAGTTTCTAAATCGTTAGCAACAACCCGCAAAGCATTTTCTTGGTCTGGTGTTAATTTTCTAACACCTTCTTGTCTATTAAATTGGGAAAGTTGTGGATTTAAATTACGTGCTAATTCTGGGTAAAGTTCTTTTTTACTACCTAAATGATCTATATCATATTTAGATGGATCTGGGTTTCTATATTTTAAATTTAATTTTTCTGCTTCTTCTTTAAAAATTTCACCGCCCTTTTCAAAACCAAATATTTTTTCATATAGTTCAATACTGGGCAGTCGATTTTCTCTTAAAGCTTTACTTCTAGCATTTCGAGCTTTTTTCTTAGTTAAAGAAACAAGACCATAACGAATTTGACCTGTTTTTTTATTTACTTCACCTTTTTCAAAATACAAAAAATCATTATCTTTAGTTTTGAAATAAGGGATATTTTCACCAGCATCTACTGCGGATAAATGTTTTAAAAGCCATTCATTACGTTCAGACCCTGTAGGTACTGTTTCAATTATATTTTGTGGCATGATTAATTAATATACTCCATAATTAGTTTTTCACGGAGTCTATTAACTCCAAATTTATCTCTCATCCAAGAGAGAACTGGTGTACTTCCTTTATCCTGATTACATCTGGTACAGGCGCATACAACATTCGTTGCGACATCCTCTCCGCCACGTGCGCGAGGATGAACATGATCGATAGATAACTGACTAAGGTCATAAGTTTTTCCGCAATAGATACAAGTATGGTCAAAGTGTTCCTTAATAGAGCGTCTCCACAGACGCTTAGCTTCTGGTGAGGTCATGGCTATTAAGTTGTAGAGGTAATCGTTAGGGGTAGGAAGTAATGGGGTCATGCGCGTCCTTTACGTGCTCTGTTTTTTGATGCTGCTTCGAGGAATGTTTTTCCATTTTTTCTGTGGGATACATCCTTGCCATCACCGTTACCGTAGGTTCCACGTGAACGGTTTTCTTTATTTAATGCAGACCGTTTAGCGATCTGTAATTTAGAACCATCGTATTTCTTTTGGTAAGATTTATAATTACCATTAGCATACTTGGCTCCACTATAGTTAGACTTTCGAGCCATAAAGTCTCCGTTGTACAAGTTCAGGGTCAACAGTTGGCATGATACTAACCAGTTTATCTAGTGGGCTACCTTCAAAGGCGACACCACTAATGTCATTTTTAGCTAACCAATCACAAGCTGCTTTAAGGTCTTGTGTAGAGGCTTCCCCCGACTT